CAGTCGTCTTAGTGGGCTGGCTTGTTCCCTGCGAACGAGTACCAATGTACAAAAACCGTGCAGCGGTTCCAGCGAATAATTTTGTTAAAGAAAATTAAGTACTTAAGTTGCTGTCAATCAACGACTTACGAAAGAATTTTTTTTTCATCTTTTTTGGGGCTTCTTTCCGATAACTTGCACAAATGAAAATCAACTTATGTAAACCCTTGATATTCAATGACTTACGAAAGAGATCGTTTACATATTTTTTATAAGTGGTTAACAGTCAATGACTTAGAGAGTAATAGAGCTAAACCATATAGGGAAAGAAAGAAACCTACTAAGGGAATATAAAGAGAGTTTACACCCTCCCCACCTCAACCGGGTTGCTGCACTATACGCACACACACGGGCTAAAAGCGTACCAACTGTAGGCATTAATACCCTTACAGGTTAATAGGCGTACAAGTTGTAGGTATTTAAAGGCGTACATAAGGGGGGGGGTTGTTGGGGGTGGCATCGGAGGTCAAAAGTTTTTTTTAAATTATATTTAGACCTCTACCAAGATTTGTAAAATTTGATATTAAAAAGAAAATCTTTTTTATTGACCTACCCTAGTTAATGTCTTATACAGAATATATATTAAATTTGGAAATTTAAAATGACTTCACAAGAGATTTACGCTAGGTTGCAAGAGTCTGCAGACGACAACAAGAAGTTGTGGGCTTTATCGCAGGAGTTTGAGGCTTTGTATAGGAAGCTGGCTAAGGCTGATGAACAGGTTAAGATAGCTACCACCTCGGCAGTAGACCTAGAGGACAAGGATGGGCTACGCAAGGCTGTTTTAGAGCATCTGTTTACAGAGAGTGAGCGTGGCAACGCACAGGCATCGGACAAGCTGGCGAAGCTGGCTGGGCTTGGTGAGGAGAAACAGGACATTATTATCGAGGTTATTGATTATAGCAAAGCTAAACTGGCTAAGGCTCAGGAGTCTGTTAACTACAATGATGTCAAAAAGACATCGACTCCACCTAAAAAGAAAAGCAAAGCTCCAAAAGGGAAATTAAAATCGACTACAAACAAATAATTGATATGCTTAATAGCCTTAGTTACTGTGAGTGTTATAACTGCCAGAACTATTTTTTTATACACGAAATATCAGGAACACCATCTGGAATGAATGACCCTACTTATTGTCCATACTGCGGCATAGAATTTGATAATATGGTTGAAGGTGATTTGTAATTAATGAAAAAGGGAACTATGGTTTATGTTGAATGGTGGGACATCGTGGCTGATTTGCACACGGAGAATAACATTGAACCCGCCCTAGCCCAAAGTGTGGGTTGGATTGACACTCACACAAAAAAATACTTGCGTTTGTTTACAACGAAATATAAGGATACAATAGAACTGGCAGACAAAATTGTAATACCAGTTGGTTGCATAAAGGATATAAAGGTGATATAGATGAGAACTTGTTACGAATGTTGTTGTGCTGAAACATCTGACAACCCAATTATTGAGGTTGAGGATGACCACGGCAATGTGATTGAAGCTATGTGTTTAGAGTGCTACACTGAGAAGATGGATGAGGATTCAAATCCCGACGATCTCGCCTAGAGATTATCAAGTACCATTTTTAAAAGCATTTGATGCGGGTACACAGTACTCTGTTATCTCGTGGCACCGTCGTGCAGGTAAGGATGTGACGTCGTTCAATGCTTTGATGAAGCGGGCGATACAAAGACCCGGCAACTATTACTACCTATTCCCGACCAGAGCGTGGGCACAACGGGCATTGTGGGACAATATCTGCGAGTGGGCGGGGGGTAAAAAACTTATTGACTTGCTCTGCCCGCCCGGTGTTGTTTTGCGAAAGAACAATAGCGATTTTTTCTTGGATTTAATCAATGGTTCCCGTATAAAGATAGATGGAACGGACAACTTGAACTTTGTCGGACAGGGAGGGAGCGGTTATGTATTGTCGGAGTTTTCATTGCACAAAGAGGAGGTTAGTGGCTTTCTGGCTCCTATCCTTACGGAAGGTTCTGCATTCGTTATTTTCAATGGCACACTGCGTGGAAAGTCGAATCATCTATGGCGACTGTACGAGAATAACAAAGAACGTAAGGATTGGTTTACTCAGTGGTACACCCTTGAAGACACCAAGACTGCTTACTGGGTTGGGGATGGTGTATCAATTAATCCTGAACTGGCTGGAAAGATTAATCCATACGACGGTAAACCTTTTAAAAATATCCAAGAAGATGTGGATAGCGGAATTATTTCTTACGCAATGGCAAGGCAAGAGTATCTCAATGAAGCCGTATCACAGGTAGAGAACAGTTATTATGGTCACGAGCTGCAAATCCTCAGGAATGAAGGGCGTTTTGGAAACTATAGTGGCTCTGGACGAGTCTATACCTTTTGGGACTTGGGAACTAGTGATGCTACTAGCATTGTGTTTGCTCAGTTGGTGGATGGAAAACCTTTCATTATTGATTACCACGAGTCCACAGGTAAGAAGATTGAGGACTACGCCACAGTAATTAACAGCAAAAACTACAATTATGGTGGACACTACGCCCCACACGACGTATCCAAGCGTATGTTGTTCGGTGATCTAGTTACCAGAGCCAAAGAGGTGGGTATAGACTTTAGAAGAGTACCAAAGACCAACTCAGTCTTGCAGGATATTGAGATATGTCGTCGTATGATGCGTAATGTTTGCATCCACGAGCGGTGTGGAGACTTGTTAGAACACCTAGATGCCTACCGTGAGGGGTCAGCAGGGCGACCAGTACACGATGCACACTCCCACGGGGCGGATGCGTTCCGCACTATGGTAATGGCAATCCATTTAAACTTAGTAGAGTCGTACTTAGGAGAAGGTATGGCTAAGAACCTACCGACGAGAGTTGGTTCAGCACAGGAGTACGTCAATGAACACGCCAATACAGAAAGCCAAAGACCGCTATGGGAGCGAGTTAGAGGAATTGATACATCACTACTCGACAACTGGGGTGGTGTATAGCGACAACCGCTTGTTTGTTATGGCGGTTATGCACAATAAGAATCTTTTAGAAGGAAAAAACTCTGAAAAAGAGCTTGACAAACTTGATTGCTGGTATGTACATTATGCCGCAGGAGACATAAAACGTCTATATGAGATTTGCCCATACGAGTTAACTTGGGTTGCGTTTGAACGAGGGGACAAGCCCTTGAAGTTTTATAAACTGGACAGGATCAGGAGATTAAGTTATGGGTCGCAATAACAGCACACCCCCACCACCGCCACCAAAAACCCCGCCACCGCCAGCAGAGGATGTAACAGCAGAAGTAATTGCACCAACTATGCGTCAAGAGGCAGCTCGTCGTGCAAGAATGGGAGCTTATGTTACAAGAGGTCAGAAGATTGGAACGGGTGGGCAACTGTTAGGTGCAGCACCTATTCAACTAGCTAACGTAAGAGCGGCAGCAGAAGCTGGTAAAGGTGAAAAAATGCCAGAAAAGAAAACGATTGAAGCTTTTGACCCGTCATTTACTAACAAAATTAAATCTATTTCAAAGCAAGGTAGCTATGGCGGAAGTAGAAAAGGTATAAAAATGGCAGAAGCAATAGCGACAAGACAAAATGCTTATGAAAAATATTTAAAACAGCGTCAAAAAAATATTGCAGCCTCTAAAAAAACTATAAGCCCTGAAGGCGGGATGATAATTTAATGGAAGTATCTTCTTTAATCACAATGTATAAACGTGAGAAGTCTAGCTCTGAACGGCAGAACTTTGAAAATCTTTACGAGTCAGCGGCAGAGTTTTGCAATCCAAGTGCTGATAACATCCAAAGCAAACGATCTAAGGGTCAGCGGGATGATGAGCAACGCATAACCGACATCGGCATCAAAGCTCGTCGTATGTTCACGGCTGGTATGATGAGCCACTTGTTTCCTCAAGGGCAAAACTGGATTCGTGTTGTGCCACAGAACCGTGACCTACAGCAGAGCGACAACGTGGTGCGGGCATTGAGTTCTGTTACAAAGAAGTTTGTTCGGGCAATCGAAGAGTCTAACTTTTATGAAGAGATGGGACAATGTATTGACCATTGCGGTTATATTGGTACTACATCGTTGTATTGTGAGCCAACTTCAAAGCGTATACTTAACTTCCGTTCGCACTACATCAATCAATTTTACTTCTGCGAAAACTATCTTGGTGAAGTTGACACGGTTATCCGTGAGTTCAAGCTAACTGCTCGTCAGGCTGTTCAGCAGTTTGGTGAGGATTGTCCTGAAAACATCGCTGATTTAGCACAAGACCCCAAGAGTTCTACAAAAGAGTTTACATTTATCCACATCGTGATGCCTCGTGGCAAGTTTGTACCCGACTCACCGGAGAAGACTGAGAAGCCCATTGCTTCATATTATATTTCTCTGGAGGGTAGCAAGTTGGTTCTAGAGTCAGGGTTTGATGAGATGCCCTACTCGGTGGGTCGGTTTTATAAAACAAACTATGAGAAGTATGGGCGATCACCTGCGTTAGAAGTCTTTGCAACTCTACCTATGATTAACCGTATGGAAGTATCACGCATCCGTGGTGCAGAGCGTGTGAGCAATCCACCGTGGTTGGCTCCGAATGACGGAAGTGTTCGTCGTATCAGCAATGATTCTGGTTCTATTATTTACTGGAATGCTGGCAATCCGCTATCTAAACCTGAGCAGTTGCGTCCGATGGACAACGTAATCGTCAACGATCAGATGATTGAAAAGAAAGAGCAAGAGATTTTAGATGCGTTCTATGTACCTTTGTTCAATCCGCTTCTCAATAAGCAGAATATGACAGCGTTTGAGTCGCAAGAAAGACTTAACTTATCTTTGCAATTCTTAACACCTGCGGTGAACCGTTTGAATAAATACTTTGTTACACCAATCTTAGAGCGTTCGTTTGGTATTATGCTACGAGCGGGTATGTTCCCAGAGCTTGAAATAGAAGAACTATCTGGTGCGACTCTTGAGTTTGACTTGGTTGGTAAAGCATCTATCGCTTCACGGCAGATTGAGTTGTTTGGAACAATGACAGCAATGCAGCAAATGATGCAGATTGCACAGTTTAAGCCAGAGATTCTAGACAACGTAAATGCAGATAAAACTGCAAGATTTATTCAAGAAGTTAATATGGTTCCGATTGACCTACAGCTATCAGAAGCAGAGGTTGATGAAATTCGTGGTCAACGTGCTGAAGCACAAGCTGCTGCGGAACAACGGGCTAATGCACAAACTTTAAGTGACGCATACGTCAAAACTCAAAAGACTCCTGAAGAAGGTTCGGGTGCTGAGTTAATTGAACAAATAACACAACAAGCAATGGGTGGTTAATGGATATAATTGATAAAGTGACCTACGACTTTATGTGGGACAGTGAGAAGGATTTATCAGAAGAAACAAGACGAGCGTTCATTGAGGTCTTTGACCCGGCAAATAACAACGCTTGTTTGGTAGCTAGGTTTCTTGTGCAGATTTGCAAGTGGGAAGATTACACCGAATACAACGACCCCATCATTGAATCTAAGATGAACTCTCTACGGAGTGTGATTCTATCTATTAAAAAACAACTCAATATGAAAGAAATAGAGAGGGAAGATTATGAGTGAAGAAGTAACAACTGAAGAAGTAACGACAGAAGAAGTAGTGGAAACACCTGTTGAGGAAAGCAACACACAGCCAGAGTCATTTGTTGGCTCTATGTTAAGCCAGATCGAGGATGACGAAGTAAAAGATGCTGGCTTTTGGAAGAACTTGGAGGGCAAAGATGCTACAGAAGTTGGAAAGTACATTAAGGAGCTTCAGAGTTTCGCTGGTAAAAAGGGTGATATACCTAAACCTGACGCTACGGAAGACGAGTGGGCTGAGTTTTATGGCAAACTTGGTCGCCCTGAAAGTACTGACGGATATGATTTTACGGTTGGTGATGAGTTTCGAGAACTTGTTGGCGAAGATTCGGCTCCATTCTTTGAGAAAGCGGTTGAGGGGTTTAAAGAACAAGCATACCAAATGGGAGCTAGTTCAGAAAAAGCTGAGGGACTTGTTGATTGGTATCTTGGAATGGTTGCTCAAGAAATCGAAGAATCCAACACAGCAATGAAGGAAGCCGACGAGGCTATGGATAAAGAGCTTCGGGGTGAGTGGGGTGATGGCTACGATGGTATGATGAATGGCATTACTGCTATGCTTAAAGCCAACGGTATGCCAGAGGAAAACTTGCAGTTTGCAGTCGACTCTGGACTACTGCGTGACCCTGCACTTGCAACCACACTAGCTAATATTGCTACACGCTTCCAAGACGACCCTGAAATTGGGCATCATCAAACAAGCACGATGGCAGGATTAACAGATCAGATATTTGATGTTGAAACAGAAATCAAAGGATACATCAAAAGGGGCGAAAAGATTCCTTCCCATATTCTGGAGAAAAGAAATACTCTAGGTGAAAAGCAATTTAGATTGAAAGAAAACAGATAAAAAGACTTGACATAAAATTATAATATGTTAAAGGTATATGCAACGAAGGGTGGACAATCGCAAGACCCACCTAAGTTGCCGTCCAACCAGACGTTAAATGGTAGGCAAGACCTCCTTGTGAGATAATCAGAGCCGATTAGTGTATTATTAATTAATTGAGCCTAAACTTAAAACAAGGAGATTATAATGGCTTTTTTGAATGGAATTGATACTGCGTTTGTTAATCAGTATGGCAAGACTCTTGATCTTGTTGCTGAAACAAAAGGCGGTAAGTTTACTGGTATGTCTCTTGAAGACACCGTAACTGGTGAAGATGCATACTACGATCAGTTGGGATCTGTATTTGCTACAGCAGTAGTTGATTCAGGATCAGACACAGATTCACCTAGCGATAGCATTTCACACTTGCGTCGTAAGTTGGACTTAACTAACTATGAAGTTGGTTTGTTGCTTGACCGTTTCGATAAGGTTCAGACACTCATCAACCCTGAGTCTGAGTATGTTATGCGTCAGGTTTCTTCTCTTATGAGAAAGAAAGACATTGAGTTCATCAAGGGTGCATTAGGTACTGCTTCTACAGGTAAAGCTGGTGCTGGTTCTGCTGACTTAGCTGCTGGCAACAAAATCTTGCAAGCAAACGCAGGTCTTACAATCGACAAGATTCGTGAAGCTCGTGCTATCTTGCAGAAGAATGGCGTTGACCTAGACGACCCACTAAACGAAGCATACTTGGCAGTTACTCCTACACAGATCGAAGATTTGTTGGGTGCTGAAAAGGCTACATCTGCTGACTTTATGAATGTTAAAGCATTGGTTTCTGGTGCTATTGACACATTCTATGGTTTCAAGATTGTTGTTTCTAACTTGCTTCCTTTCGTAAACTCTGCTGATAATGTAGCAAACCTAAGCTGGTCTGCTTCTGACGTTCCTTCAGTATCTGCTAGTGACGACAACGTTCGTGCTAACTTTGCTTGGGTCAAGTCTGGTATCCGCACAGGTGTTGGAATCAACATTGAAACTGATGTTGCGAAACGTGCTGACAAACGCTTCAACTACTACGCTTACTCTGCAATGCGTTGCGGGTCTGTTCGTATGGAAGAAGACAAAGTTGTTCAGATTCAAGTTTCTGAAGCATAATTAAACTTGGGGGCTTTCAGCAACCTTCTCTGCTGATGTAAGCCCTCCATTTTATTTTTTTGGAGGTAGTATGACTAAAGTAGAGATATGTAACCACGCCCTGCTTAAGATTGGAGCAGACACCATTGCCTCCCTTGACATCAATCAAAACGACCAAGAAGCGGTTGTTCAGAGTGCAAAGCTCTGTAATATCTTTTTTAACCAAGCACTAGAAGAAGTATTAAGAACCTATCGATGGAATAGTGCATTAAAACGTGCTGAACTAACCCGGCTAACTGAAGTACCAGCATTTAAGTTTGAATACAAATACCAACTACCCAACGACTGCGTTCGGGTTGTTAATGTATATGAGGATAAGAAAGCCTACGATGATCGCACAGAATGGGTCGTAGAAGGGCGTACAATCCTTTGTAACTACGAAACTGTTTACTTATGCTATGTACACCTACCTGAAGATGTAAACACGTTAGACGCATTTTTAACGCAAGCTGTAGTGCAGAACTTAGCTATTAAGTTATCGGTTCCTATGCAGCTAGATCAAAGAATGCAAAACAATTTAATTTCAGAGTACAACAATTTCATACTTCCACAAGCCCGAAGCGTTGATACATTAGAGAATAAGTATT